TTCCAAGAAGAAGATTAAAGAACTCTTTGCAAGATATGGTCTGGACAATGGGATATAAAGATGCAGAGCTTGATATAGAAAAAGGTACTTTAAATTCAGTATTAGGAGTGTCATCAAAGGATGATGAATCTAAACTTAGAGGTAAGAGAGCAGCTTTTATCGGAGTAGAAGAATTTGGTACATTCCCCAGATTAATAGACCTTTACAATGTAATGTTACCCTCAGTGCAAGAGGGGGATTATGTCTTTGGTTTAATGTACTTACAAGGAACTGCAGGTGATAATGAATCTGACTTTGCCGGAGCCCAGGAGATTATGTACAACCCTAAGGGTTATAATATGTATGCACTTCCTAATGTATTTGATAAATTTAATCAAGGTAAAAAAGAGTTTGTATTCTTCTTTCCTGGCTATGTGAATAGAAAGGGCTGTTATAATAATGATGGAGTTTCTGATGTTACAAAGGCTATTATTGAAATACTACTTAATAGATATAGAGTTAAATATAACTCTACTGACCCTAATACTGTCATTAAGACTATAGCAGAAATCCCAATTACTCCTGCAGAGGCTATTGTAAAAACAGGAGTAAATATGTTTCCTGTAACAGACCTTACAGAAAGATTAGGACAATTAGATAATAATCCAAGAGAATATGATGATGTTTATGTAGGAGAGTTAATGCCTAATAATGGAGAGTTTGAATTTAAACCCTCTTCTGCATCTCCTATAAGAGACTTTCCTCATAAAGATAATAAGATAGTAGGAGCATTAGAGATGTTTGAATTACCAGTACTAGATAAAAAGACTGGTAAGCCTTATTCTAATAGATATATTGCAGGAATTGACCCTTATGATGATGATAGCTCTGAGACTATGTCATTAGGTTCTATCTTTATTCTTGACTTATGGACTGACAGAATAGTTGCAGAATATACAGGCAGACCTTTATTTGCAGATGATTTTTATGAGATATGTAGAAGATTAGGACTCTTCTATAATGCAAGGCTTAATTATGAAAATAATAAGAAAGGATTGTTTGCATACTTCTCCAGAATGAATTGCACTTATTTACTTACAGACCAACTTGAATTCTTAAAAGACCAACAAAAGATTAAAGAGACAGGTTATGGTAATAAAGCAAAGGGGACTAATGCAACTGCTGCTATTAATGCTTATGCTAGAAATCTTCTAAGAAGCTGGCTTTTAAAACCTACTTCAGTTGTAAAAGAAGTAGATGGAGAGGAACAAGAAGTGCTTGTGCCTAATTTATTTTTACTAAGAAATAGGGCATTAATAAAGGAGTTAATTAACTACAACTCTGAGGGTAACTTTGATAGAATATCTGCTATGGGAATGTTGATGCTTCTTAGAGAAGATAAGATGATTCTGTATCAGAATGATATCAGTAGAGAGAAGATAGAAACAGCTGAAGCAGGTTATTTGGGGAATGATAGTTTCTTTACTAAGAACTATAGAAATAATAAATGGCAGTAAATTTAGCAAAAAAAACTTATATTCTTAGTATTTTATTTATGAGCTTGTACATATTAAATGTTTTAATTAATTTTGTGCATTATTTAAGTTGAGAAATATATGAGTGATTTCACAAATTTACCCCCACAACAATTATCTTTCTCTAGAAAGAACAAAGCCTGGAGAAAGAAGCATCTTGATTGGGCTGACTCTAAAACATTTTTCAACTATTCTTTGGTTAGAAAGAGTGTAATACATAAGAAAATCAATTATGATTTACTTAATGGTAAATTACACATGAATGACCTTGCTATGGTATTAAATCCTGATAATATACAAGCAGGATATATACCTGAAAGGATACAGCATTATCCTATAATGAATAGTAAATTAAATGTCCTTAGAGGTGAGGAGTCTAAAAGAGTGTTTGACTATAGAGTAGTCATCACTAATCCTAATGCTATATCAGAAATAGAAAATGCTAAGAAGCAAGCTCTGATACAACAAATACAGCAACTATTAGCACAGACTACACAATCAGAAGAGGAGTTTAATGCAGAACTTGAAAAGCTTAGTGACTTCTTTACTTTTGAGTGGCAAGATATGAGAGAAGTAAGAGCCAATGCCTTACTTAATCATTATGCTAAAGAGTATAACTTTCCTTTCCTATTTAATCAAGGCTTTATGGATGCCATGGCTGTAGGTGAAGAAATTTATCAGTGTGATATTGTAGGAGGAGAGCCTGTAGTAGAAAGACTAAATCCCTTAAAAGTAAGAGTATTTAAATCAGGATTTAGTAACAAAATTGAAGATGCTGACATTATAGTACTGGAAGACTATTGGAGTCCTGGTAGAATAATAGATACTTATTATGATGTACTGACAGCTAAGGACAGAGATTATATAGAAAATATGCCTAATAATATAGAGCAAAATACAGATTCTATGGATAACTTAGATGATAGAAATGGCTTTATTAATGGGCATATGATGGGAGAAGAACTTACCTCACAAGAGAATTTCTTCTGGGACCCAATAGGTATGACAGATGGTGTAGGCTCCTCATTACTTCCTTTTGATGTTGCAGGTAATATCAGAGTTCTTAGAGTATATTGGAAATCTAGAAGAAAGATTAAAAAGGTTAAATCTTATGACCCAGAAACAGGCGAAGAAGTGTTTAATCTATATCCTGAAACCTATGTAATTAATAAAGATATGGGTGAAGAGGAGAAAGTCTTTTATATTAATGAAGCTTGGGAAGGTACTAAGATAGGTACTGATATCTATGTTAATATGAGACCAAGAGTTATTCAATATAATAGATTAGATAATCCTTCAAGATGTCATTTTGGCATTATAGGCTCTATATATAATACTAATGATAATAGACCATTCTCATTAGTAGATATGATGAAGTCCTATAATTATCTTTATGATACTATCCATGATAGACTCAATAAACTTATCTCTAGAAACTGGGGAATGTTAGTTAACTTAGATTTAGCTAAAGTTCCTAAAGGTTGGGATATTGATAAATGGATGTACTTTGCTAAAACTAATGGCATAGTAGTAACAGATAGTTTTAAAGAAGGTAATAATGGAGCAGCTACAGGTAAATTGGCAGGTGCTCTAAATAATGCTTCTTCTGGAGTTATTAATGCTGAACTTGGAAATACTATCCAACAATACACTAATCTTCTTGAATTTATTAAATTAGAGATGGCAGATGTTGCAGGTATCTCTAAACAAAGAGAAGGACAAATTAGTAATAGAGAAACTGTTGGAGGTGTAGAAAGAGCTACTTTACAATCTTCTCATATTACAGAATGGCTATTTATTATTCATGATGATGTCAAGAAAAGAGTATTAGAAGCATTCCTTGAAACAGCTAAGATAGCTCTTAAAGGAAGAACTAAAAAATTCCAATATATACTATCAGATAATTCTATAAAGTTAATGGATATTGATGGTGATGAGTTTGCAGAGAATGATTATGGTCTTGTTGTAGATAACAGTAATGGAATTCAAGAATTACAACAGAAGATGGATATGCTTGCTCAGGCAGCATTGCAAAATCAGACTTTAACTTTCTCTACTGTAATGAAGCTTTATAATAGTTCTTCTTTGGCTGAAAAACAAAGACTGGTAGAAAAAGGAGAACAAGAATTAATGCAGAGACAGCAGCAAGCTCAGCAACAGCAATTAGAAGCCCAGCAACAACAACTTCAAGCTGAGTCTCAATTAAAAGAAAATGAGATGCAGTTGAGAGATACAATGAATCAAAGAGATAATGAAACTAGGATTCTTGTAGCTAGTATTACTGCACAAAGCCATGAAAATGATGGTATAGAAGAGCCTGAATTTACAGAAGAAGCTAAGGCTAACTTACTTGAAAAGATGAGACAATTTGACGAGAAACTAAAGCTGGATAAAGAAAGATTAAACTTTGATAAGAGTAAAGCTAAAACTGATGCTGAATTAAGAAGATTACAAATATCTAAATCTAATAAGAAGTCATGACAGAACTAAAAATAGTGGCATCTCCTACAGAACCTGCAAAGAATGTAGTATGGTTTTATAAGGGAGAATTTAAATATTATGGACCCAAAGGATGGACTCCTTGTAATGTGACTCCTGTAAGTACTCCTACTGAGACTTATTATACAATAGTAGATGAACATTTAGTTAATACTATTATTAAGGATAAAGACACTATAGAAGCTATTACAAAGAGTGCAGAGCTTATTATTCATTATACTGATAATACCTATATTAAATATACAAGAAGTGCTGATTCTTCAGATATAATATATTTCTTAAATACATTATATAGTGGTGAAGCTACAGGTCTTCAGTATAATACAACTACTAATAAATTAACTACTATAGTAAATGAGGAAATTCAGAGCGATAGTACAGAGTAGTAAAGAACCTATGGACCATGAGATAATATGGTCTATAAAAGGAAATTTATTCTACTGGGAGAATGGTAAATGGAATAGCCTGCATAAATTATCCTCTGAAGAAATATCATTTGGCACTGAAGAAGATACATCACTGTCTACTGTAGAAGAAGCTTTAAAGAAGCTATTATATGTAGTTCCTGAAGTAAATCTTACTGTTAATGATACTAAGATTCATGAAATAGGAGATACTGTATATAATCTTAAATTTACTTGGGACTATAATAAAGATATAATAACTTATCAAAAGCTTAATGGTATTAGTTTAGATACTTCTGTAAGAAGTTTTACTTTTGGTAATCCTATTACCAGTACTACTAAATTCTGTTTAGAAGTATCTGATGGTACTAACATAGCTAAAGATTATGTTACAATAGAGTTTAAAGACTTTGTATATATAAATCTTGGTAATATTACTAAGAGAATTGAAGATACAGTCTTTGATGTTACAGTACTTAATGACATGAATCTTAGAATATTTATACCTAACTCATTGCCGTATAATAAGATATATGTAGATGGTATAGATTCAACAGATGGTTTTAATATATATAAAGACTTTATTATGATTAATTCTAAAGGTACTTTATATACCTCAAAGAATACAGGTTTAGGTGATTTAACCATAGAATTG